CGAAGTAAAACGCATAGGATTTGATGAAAAAAACAATGCTGTCAGTAATTTTTTTAGGCTTAACAAATGTTTAAGAAATATTCCTGATTATGTTGTAAACACCAAAAACAAGACTTTTGTGGTCAATGTTAAAGGTACAGGTAATTTTAAAGCTAAAGAAATAGCATTAATTTTTGAACTTGAATCTATGTATGGGTCTAAGGAAGCCCCATTAATTTACGCTTTTTGTTTTTTAGGACAAAAACCCAAACTAATATATCCCAATAAAATTATAGAGTTATACAATAAGGCCGAAGATAAAAGATGGTCAGATGGTGTTACCTACAGAAATTTGGGATTATGAATAAAAAAGAAAAGAAATATTATGACGATGTTGCAAGACTTGGTTGCGTCTTATGCTACCACTTGGGCTTTAATGACACCCCCGCAGAGCTTCACCATGTCAGACGATTCGGGGGTAAACGGGCAAATGCACCAATACTCCCCTTATGTCCCGAACATCATCGAGGTGCTACAGGTGTGCATGGACTCGGAGCTAAGGCTTTTGAGCGATACCACCAAGTTGAGTTTAATACCTTACTAGATATAGTTAAAGTTAGGCTACAACTCTAGCGGGTCAAACCCTAATTCTTTGCACATATGGCATCTAGTTCTAAACTCTTTGCCATGCTGTGCCCATTTATAACCTTGCCGTCTATAAAAACTCATATGAATCATCTCATGGGCCATAGTCCTAATTACTGTGTCTAAATGCCCACACCTAGCGTCAGAGATTGTAATAATATGTTCCCATTTATCTCCGTCACTATACAAATAAGTTCCCATGACCTCTGTATCTGAGTCCACGACAAAATTAACCTGTTCGGGTAAAGGCAGTTTCCATTTAGAAAATGGTTCGCAGCAATACAACATACTGTAAATGTTTTTAAGTATGGCTGGCGTGAGCTTCATACTTTTAGCAACTGACCCCGAAAGTAAATTAAACCCTCATCCTCATTAATAACCTCTGCCAATTCAGGTGGCATCATTTTGCCGTTAATAAAGGTCAATACTGCATAGCCTGCTCTCCAGTTGACTGGATTTTGCTCAGTATAGGCAAACTGGTTATCTTTAATACAAGCCATTGTTCCAGTATCTACCCCATACCTAGTACCCGTATAGTCAGTCCAAGGCGTGATTTTAAGGGAATGTAGATGCCCTGTAACAAAGCTCGTACCTGATTTAATTGTGTTGTTATAGACCGCATGGATGCCGTTATGCCACCGATGCTTAATCATACAAGTCTGATTTACCATGATTGCCCAGTACCACTTCCAATGCGGAGTATGGTCAGCAATATCAAACCCTTTAATACCCTCGTACTGTGGCAATACATTGGATAATTTGCCTGAAAAGCGTAAATCGTGATTGCCAATCGTAATCATCAATTTACACCCTGCTGGTCTTACCTTTTCAATATCCCCAAGTCTTTCTTGTATCTCATCTAGTTCTTCTTTGACAGTTGGGCCTTTATTCCAGCCAATGCGATGATGTTGTGAAATACTAGCGAAGTCGGCTATATCCCCATTGAGAATAACAATCTTTGGTTTTAGATACTTTACAAACTCAACAAACCCTCGATGGGCTGTAGTTACATATTGTGGGTTGTAATGGCAATCTGAACCTACTAATATAGTTCCATTTTCAATCGTGATGTTAGCTTGCATCTGTTCATCAGGAATGTAAATCTTAGGCATCCCATTAGGTTTTAAAGCGTCTAAAACAATGCCATGTGTATCTTCTATTGTTCTGCGTCTTTTTAATGTATTGCGGGTGCTAAGTCCAATAATCTTGCCAACTTTGTCAGGAGATTGATGCTCTCGCCAAATGGTTATAAATTCTTCATCAGTACACACTTTTTTTGCCATGACATACCTTTAATGGTAAAGTTAGCATATCTTAACTGAATATTGTTAAAAAACAATGGCATACGCTAAAAGAACTGACGCTAACCAAGCAGAAATAGTAAAAACCCTAAGAGAAGCTGGTGCGGATGTCTATATTTTATCGATGGTCGGCAAAGGCCTGCCCGATATTTTGGTAACTTATGGCGGGGAAACAATATTAATGGAAATAAAACGAGATGCTAAAGCCAAGTTCACCGCAGAACAATTAAAGTTTATAGCTAATTGGAAAGGTGGGCCATTGAGCCGAGTAGATAGCCCTGAATCTGCATTAAGAGTGATTGGATTAATTGAAAAGAAAGACTATAATCATTAGAAACAAGGAGTTTGCATGGAAAATTGTGCTTTATTTGTAGCTACATTACTACATTCTGCGACTAACACGCATTTCTTCCATTTCACTACGGATTCCTATTCACGCCACAAAGCGTTGCAAAAATACTATGAAGGTATTGTAGATTTAACTGACAACTTTGCTGAATCTTATGCTGGCAAATATGGCAAATTTACCGCATTTCCAAGCGTGTACCACCAACCTAAAGACCCTTTACGCTACATGGAATCTTTACAGAACTTTGTTAAAGAAGCCCGCCAAGATTTACCGCAAGATTCTGAATTACAGAACATTATTGATGAAATTGCCGACTTAATTAACACTACGACTTATAAACTTAAGTTCTTGAAATAAAAGGAAATTATTATGCCGCTAATCAAGTCAGGAAAAGCCGAAGCCGTAGGTAAGAACATCAAAAAAGAGATGCAAGCTGGCAAACCTAAGAAACAAGCCGTAGCTATTGCTCTTGCAACTGAGCGTAAATACGCCAAAGGCAACCGCAAGAATAAACTAGAAGAAGCTTACGGCAAGTACATTGAAGAAAAAGCATGAGTAGGCAAGACCAAATTCGTGCTGCAATGGATAAGCACGACAAGCCAATACCTAAGACTACTAAAGGCAAAGGTCGTAATTACCTATCGGTTGAAGAAGGTGCAGGTATGACGGCAAAAGGCAGAGCTGCTTATAACCGCAAGAACAACGCAAATTTACAAGCCCCCCAAGCTAGTGGGCCACGCCATGATAGTTTCTGTGCAAGGTCAAAAGGCTGGACTGGGGAACGAGGAAAAGCAGCAAGAGCGAGATGGAGTTGTTAATGAAAGACGGACTATATGCCAATATTCATCGAAAGAGGGCTAGGATTAAGGCGGGTTCAGGCGAAAAGATGAACAAGGTTGGTAGCAAAGATGCCCCTAGCAAGCAAGACTTTATTGAGTCGGCTAAGACGGCAAAACCGCCCAAAAAGACTAGAAAACAAATGCTGACCGACAAAATGAAGGATATGTAATGAAAACTAAAGAACCAAAAAAGCTAGACTTCTTAATGAAGGGTGGTAAGCCCAGTAAGTTAGTAGGCAACGAAGAAAAACGCATGAAGCGTAAAGCTGCTTTGCTGACTCATTTTAATAAGTTCCAAAAGGACATAGCTTAATATGGCTAGTTTGGCTGATTTGCTCCGACAAGGTGCGGATAAGTTAGTTAATTTTCCGACTGAGGCACAGCGTTTTATTACAAATCCACAAGCGTTTACCCAGCTATTAACTGGTAAAAACCCTATGCCTAGGGAAACAGGCTTTGCGGCAGGTGCTACAGGCTTACCCGCCCAACAAGGCACAGTATTAGACCCTGAATACCAAGCCTATATGCAAGGCTATGAACAAGGTGAGCCATTTGGTTATGCTGCTATGGCAACCCCCGCAGTAGTACCAGTTGCTAAAGCATTAGCCCCTAAAGCAGGGCAGATGGCTGAAAACTACATGGTAAATCAAGGCTTTATGCCAAGCATTGTGCCACAAGGAAAAAAATCTATTCAAAATGTGTATGAAGGTGCAATGCCACACTACACACAACAAGAAAATTTGGCTAATGTTTTTGAAAATGCTGGATTAAAAGTTAAAGAATCAGGCTCATCACTCTCAAATTCTAAATATGTAGAAATAGTAGACCCTTTAAGCGGAGAAATTATAACTGCTAGATTTGCAAATCATCCGCAAAGCAGCCACGCTATGTCATTACATGGCCCTGCTGATATTGAGATAGGTGATATTTTTAAATACAAATCATGGAATGAAGCCGTTAATCCAATTTTAGAAAGAATTAATAAGTCACGAAAAGATTATGGAGATGAATTATTAACAATTAAAGAAAAAATACTAGAACAAAACAGTAAGCCAATGACCCGCAAAGAAATACTAGAGCAAGAACTAAAAAAGGTAGTAGAATAAACCCTAACTTAATCAATCACTTGGATAAGTATGGAAAATAAACAATTAAAGAATATTAAAGGGGCAGGCAGACCTGCTGGTAGCCCTAATAAATCAACCGCATTGGCTAGAGAAGCCATAGCAAGGTTTGTTGATGGTAATAGCTATAAGCTCCAAGAGTGGTTAGATAGCATCGCTAAAGACCCTAAATACGGCCCTAAACACGCATTTGACTGCTTTATGCAAGTGGCTGAGTACCATGTACCTAAACTAGCCCGTACTGAACATACTGGTAGCGAAGATAAACCTATCCGTTATGTGGTTTCATGGAAGAAGTAGCAGACTTTACTGATGTCAAAATAGAACTATATAAGCCTAGAGATGTATTCCTAGACTTCCATGACCGCCAACAGCGATGGGCTGTCATTGTGGCTCATAGACGCTGTGGTAAGACTGTTGCGTGTATTAATGATTTGATATGGCGAGCCATAACAGAGGACAAACCAAATGCCCGATACGCCTATATTAGCCCGTATTACGCCCAGTCTAAAGCCATTGCTTTTGATTACCTTATGCAGTTTAGTGAGCCTGCTAGGGTTAAGCACAATATCTCTGAATTGTGGGTCGAATTGTTTAACGGGGCTAGAATTCGTTTGTTTGGTGCAGATAATCCTGACGCACTTAGAGGTATGTACCTTGATGGGGTTGTTTTAGACGAATACGCAGATATGCGAAGTCCTAAAGTTTGGGGCGAAGTCATTAGACCATTATTGACTGACCGCAACGGCATGAATGGGCATAAGACTTGGGCTGTATTTATTGGCACTCCAAAGGGTCACAATACCTTTTACGACATCTACCAGTACGCTAACCTTAATCCGAATGAATGGTATAGCAAGACTTTAAGGGCTAGTCAAACCAAGATAATCGCCCAAGAAGAACTGGATGACGCATTAAAGCTAATGACTGTTGACCAATATCAGCAAGAGTTTGAGTGTAGCTTTGAAGCTTCCATAGTTGGGGCTATATATGGCGTTGAGATGCGACTACTGACCGATGCAGGGCGTATTACTAAGGTTGAGTGCGATAACCTATTTCCTGTCCATACAGCTTGGGACTTAGGCTATAACGATGCTACAGCTATATGGTGGTATCAGGTCGTACATGGAGAGATTAGAGTATTGGATTACCACGAAGCTCATGGGCAACCAAT